CCATTTTCTCATCGCACGGGCGATACATTGGACCGATAGTCGGAGAAATTCAATAAAAACTTTTTTATTCCCCCTTGACGGTTTCCGAATTATCGGAGAAAGTCCGATTCATGAAAACGCAATTGCTACGCCATCTCACCGCCTGCGCCTCTGCCTATGGGCATGAAAACAATCTGTCCCAGCGCGACGTTGCGGCGCTTGCGCTGGGTGATCGCGTCTTTTTCGAGCGCGTAGAAAATCCAGAAAAGACTTTCACCGTTCGGACATACGATCGGGGAATGCTTTGGTTTTCTAAGTCTTGGCCGTTGACATTGCCTTGGCCGGATGATGTTCCGCGCCCTCGCATCATCGAAAGCATGGTGGCGTGATGGCGAAGCAGCGCAACCACGAAGAAGACGACATCCAGGCCGAAATCATCGACTTGCTAAAAGTCGCGGCCATCAACGATCTGATGTATTTCAGCATCCCTAACGGCGGCAAGCGCGACATGGCCACGGCTGTTTTGCTCAAGAAAACAGGCCAGCGCCCTGGCGTCCCCGATCTTGTGTTCATTCACCCGCACACGCATCGCGGTCACTTCCTTGAAGTGAAGACGCGCACGGGTTCATTGTCTAAGCATCAGCGCGACTTCCGCGACTTTTGCCAACTGACTGGCGTTCCGTGGGGCTTGGCGCGCAGCCGCGACCAAGCACAGGACATCCTCACCAATTGGGGCATGATCCGCTCGAACTTTGGCCGGCGGGTGGCGGCATGAGCGGCTTTTCACTCGTCCTCACAAGGAGCGTGTCTCGCGGCGACTCTAGGACAACTAGGCTTTACGTATCGACGCGGGCCAATGTTGCTTGGCGCAGAGGCGTCGCGGTGAAAATGAACAAGCTGCAGCGCCGGCTATTGGCGCTGCTCGCCGCGAAGCCGGGCTGTCTCGTTACGCGAGAACAGATGATCGACGTGCTTTGGGGCGACGACCCCAAGGGCGGCCCAGACAGCGCCGAACACGCGCTAACTGAGTTTCTATCGGACATAGAATTTCGCGCGATCGCGCTCGGACTACGGCTTCAACGAATTTACGGTCGCGGCGCTCTGCTTGAAGCGTGCGACATCACGAAAGAGGCGGTCGCCTTTCCCAATGATGGGACAGGTTCCTCGCCGTCCTGCTCCGGGGCGACCGCCTCGACCATTCCGCAGCAGGCAGCGATCTAACGGAGACGAAAAATGGCGATAGACATCAAACATCTCATCAAGGTGAGAGCCGACAACCCGCCTCGGCTCGTGATCTATGGAGAGCAGGGAGCCGGCAAAACAACGCTCGCGAGTCAGTTCCCCGACGCGATCTTTCTCCAGACCGAAGATGGCACGCCTGACGGTGTTGAGCTTGATTCGTTCGGGCTGCTCGAATCATTCGGCGACGTGATGGACGCGATCCGAACCATCTACGATGACAACCTTCCGTTCAGGACTGTCGTGCTCGACTCACTCACAGCCATGCAGCGCCTTGTGTTCGCCGAGACGTGCCGACGCGGCGACGAGCATGGGAAGCCCATGCAGGACATTGAGGCATTCGGCTACGGCAAGGGCTACGTCAAGGCGCAAGGCGTCTGGCTAGAGCTTCTTGAGGGATTGCTGGCCTTGCGCCGCGACCTTGGCATGACAATCCTCCTCATCGCGCACAGCAAGATCGTGAAATTCGACGATCCAGAAAGCGCCAGCTACGACCGCTACGAAATCGACCTTCACGACCGATCAAAAGCCGTTTTGACGCCGGAAATGGACGGCGTTCTTTTTCTCAAAACGTCCGTCAGTATCGAAAAAGAGAAGCAGGGCTTCAACAAGGAGCGCGCCCGCGCTGTCGGCGGGGCGCAAGTGTGGATGCACGCGCGCGGCAGACCGGCCTTCGTGGCTAAGAACCGCTACGGCATTCCCGACAAGGTGCTTTACGCGCCGGGCAAGGGCTTCGAAGTGCTCGCTCCGTATCTGCCCGAAAGCGCGAGTGCGCCAGCAATCATCGACGACGTAGACGGCAAGCAGGCCGCCTAAGCGACAATCAACCACCAAACGGAGAGAAAAAATGGCTGATCTTGGAGAAACATTCAATGGCGATGAGGTCGACACGAGCGGCTGCGCGTCAGGACTAATCCCAAACGGCAAATACGCGGCTCATATTATAGAGGCAACTTCTAAAGCTACAGCTTCTGGCGGGAAGATGCTTCAAACGACATGGGAAATTACCGAGGGTGATTTCGAACGCCGCCAGATTTGGCGCGTCAATTTCAACTACCGCAACAACAATCCTGAAACAGAAGAACGGGCGCGCAAAGACCTGAGCAAAATGACAAAGGCCATCGGCATCGGCGCGTTCAGTGACACGGACGACTTGCTGCAAAGGGTGTGCATGATCGACGTTTACTCGCGTGCGAACAGCGATCCTGAGCGGCCGCATGAAAATGCCATCCGTCTTTATGGCTACAGCCCTTATACCGCGCAAGATCCGGCTCCGCGTGCAACGACGCAGCGGCCAGCGACACAACAGCGCCCCGCCGACGCCTCTACCGGACGCTCGACGCAAAACGGTGGATCGGCGACGACACAGAACCGTGCTCCCGCTGCCGGCGGGCGTCCGTGGTCGCGCCCTGGCGCTGCCGCGAGCACGTAGCTCTGCCGGGCGTCCGGCATCGCCCTGATAAGCCAACCGGACGCCCTTTCTCCCCGATCCAAGCATTTTCAACTTCTCACGAGGAACCGTGACGATGACCACTCTAGCTTTGTCTGACAACCCCCGCGCCGTCGCTGGCGGCAACAATCCGCCGCCCGACGAGCCCTTGCTGCCCGCCTCGATCATCGAGGCGAAGGCGACGCAAAGGTCCATTTCGGCCTATCTGGCCGACAACCCCGTCGTTCAGACGATGGACGAAGCCAATCTGGCAAAAATCTTCATCGACGACGCCAAGGGCGCGCTCGCCACGATGGAGAAGGAGCGGGACGGCATCGTGCGCCCGCATAATGAATCGGTCGCCGCGACGAACACGACGTTCAAGGCCGTGTCCGTGCCGCTCAAGAAGCTGCTCGACATCGCGCTTTCCCGCGTCGAGGCGTTCCGGCAGGCTGAGATACGCCGCAAGGAGGCGGAAGCCAAAGAGGCTCGCCGGATCGCCGAAGAAGCCGCGCATCTGGCCAGACAGGCCGCGGAGGCCGAAGCGCAAGCCAAACTCGAAGCGGAGCACGGCGTCTTTACGGACGTTGGCGCGGCCGTCGAGGACGCGGACGCGGCGTTCCTGGCGCTGGAGCAGGCCCAGCGCGCTCTCAAGTCAGCCGAGAAGGCTACGAACGTCCGCATCGACAACGGCGACGGCCGCGCGCTGTCGGCTCGGGCCGCCGAAGTGCTGATTATCACCGACGCGGTGAAGGTCGTTCGAGCGCTCATTGAGTTCAATGGCGATGGCCGTCTTCACGAGCGCATCGAGCACGCAATCATTTCGGCGGCGCGCGAATATCGCCAGACGAAGGGGCATCTTCCCGCTGGCGTTTCATCATCCACCACCCGGAGCCTGTGACTATGGAAACCGTAACCAAGCCGCCATTCCGCTGCGTCGTCAACGCCGATCTGTTCCGCCGCGCCATGTGCTGCATCTCGAAAGAGCCAACGCGCTATTACCTCAACGGCGTCCACATCGAGCCACACAAGGACGGCGGCGCGCTGCTCGTTTCGACTGACGGCCATCGCCTGATCGTCATTCGCGACAAGGACGCCTTTATCGAGGGCGGGACGGCGATCATCAAACCAAGAAAGTGGATCGCCCGCGCGCTGGACGACAAATCGACGCTGCCGCAATTCATCGTCGTGAGCGGCGCTACGCTCGCCCTCGCCTCTGAAACGCCGACCATCCGAAAGCCGGGCGAGCCTTACATCAAGCACGTTCGCGACAACGATGCGCTCCTGGCGCTCCCCACCAAGCCGGACAAGAACGTGCGCGCCATGCAATGGTGCGACGTGATTATCGACGGCAAGTTCCCCGATTGGCGCAGAGTCGTTCCGAAGCAGATTATCGACGACGCGCCGATTGGCGAGTTCAACGCGGAACAACTGCGCAGTTTGGGCGCGGCATTGGCCGGCGTCGCGCGCGGCACGAGAGTCTTGGCGTCATCGAAAGACGCTGGCCACCCGCATTTCGTCTTCTCTGGATGTTCCGAGGTTGACGGGTTCGGCATCATCATGCCGATGCGCGCCACGACCACAAAGAGCGCGATCCCCGCGTGGATGATCGAGCCGGAGCCGGTTGTTGAGCCGGTAGTGGTTGTCGAGGAAGCGCCGGCGAAGAAATCAGCCAACCTCGCCCCAGAACTTGCTGCGCTCATTAAGAAGCCCGTCAAGAATCGCGCCCCCAAGAAGGCCGCCACCAAGAAGGCCGCTCCGCCCGCGCGCAAGAAGCCGGCCCGCCAAGCCGCTGTCACCGTTCGCCGCACGCCGGCGAAGAAATCAGCCAGCAAGCCAAACGTGCGCAAGGCCAGATAATGACCGCCATCGAAATCCGATCACAGACCGTCGAAGCGATCTACGCGGCTTATGTCGCGAAGCGCGACGAGAAGGAGCGCAACTACCTCGGCGCTTCTATCATCGGCGATCCGTGTGCTCGGAAGCTGTTTTACTCGTTCCGGTGGGTAAGCCCGCCGGAACGGTTCGACGGCCGCATGTTGCGGCTGTTCGAGACTGGCCACCGCGAGGAAGCCCGCATGATCGCCGATCTTCGCATGTCTGGTGTCGAGGTTTGGGACGTTGACGAGAACGGCGAGCAGTTCGGCTTCTCGGATCATGGCGGCCATTTTCGCGGCCACATGGACGGCGTGGCAATGGGCGTCGTGGAAGCGCCGAAGACGCCTCACCTTGTCGAGTGCAAGACGCACAACAAGAAATCGTTTGAGAAAACCCGCTCGGCCGGCGTCGTCGAGGCCAAGGTTGAGCACGAAGCTCAGATGCAAATCTACATGCACTACGAGGGGCTGACGCGCGCGCTCTACCTGTTCCACGGCAAGAACGACGAGGAACTGGAGTCCGAGCGCGTCGAATACGATCCGATATTCGCCATGCGGCTGATCGCCAAGGCTTTGGAAATCATCACCGCCGACGCGCCGCCGATGCGCCTGCATGACGATCCGACCAAGAAGATGGCATTCGCGTGCGGCTACTGCCAGCACAAGGCGGTTTGCCACGATGGCGGCTGGGCAAGACGCAACTGTCGGACGTGCTTGCATTCATCTCCCGTGATGGATGGTGACGGCGCCCGTTGGCATTGCGAGCGGCATATTCACGATTTGACATATGACGAGCAGCAAGCGGGCTGTGAGAGCCACATCTACCTTCCGGGCCTCGTGCCAGGAGAACAGGTAGACGCCGACGAGCGCGCGCCGTGGGTCGAATACATCCTCCGCGACGGCACGGTCTGGCGCGACGATACCTCAACGAATGGAGCCGCCACCAATGGCGCATGAACTTCGCCCCTATCAGCGCCTTGCGTGCGACGGGCTCTATGACTTCTGGCAGGAAGGCGGCGGCAACGGGCTGATCGTCATTCCGACCGGAGGCGGCAAGAGCTTGATCCTCGCGACCATCTGCCGCGAACTGCTCGCCCAATGGCCGACGCTCCGCATTGGCGTCATCACGCACGTCAAGGAATTGATCGCGCAGAACGTCCAAGAGCTTATCGCCGAATGGCGGGACGCGCCCGTGGGCATCTATTCGGCCGGGCTCGGCCGGCGCGACCAGCGAGCGCGCATCCTGTTCATGGGCATCCAGTCCGTTCACAGCAAGGGCGCGATCCTCGGCGACTTCGACGTGATTATCGTCGACGAGGTTCACCTGATCGGGCGTAGCGCCGACTCGATGTATGGACGCTTCATCCGCGATTGCCGGGAGCGCGTGCCAGATATGCGCCTCGTCGGTTTGACGGCCACGCCATTTCGTCTTGACTCGGGGCGCTTGGATCGCGGCCCCGATGCGCTATTCGAGAAGATCGTCTATGAGGCCGGCGTAATCGAGTTGATCGAGCAGGGCTATCTTTCGCCGTTGATAGGCAAGGCCGGCGACGACGCGGCGCAGATCGACACGTCGGGGCTCCACAAGCGCGCCGGCGAGTTTATTCAGGCGGAAATGGACGCGGCGGCGCGCATTCCCACGGTTGTCGAGATGGCCGTCAGCGAGATTGTCGAGCGCGGCAAGGATCGCGCGGGCTGGCTGGCGTTCTGCACGGGCGTCGACCATGCGCGCGACGTGCGCGACCAGATGCGCCGGCATGGCGTCTCGTGCGAGATGGTGACGGGTTCGACGCCTGCGGGCGAGCGTCATTCGATCATCAAGAGATATAAAGCTCGCGACATACGATGCTTGACGAGCGTTGGCGTGCTGACCACGGGATTCAACGCGCCGCACGTCGACCTTCTCGCCATGCTGCGTCCGACGCTCTCGACGGGGCTTTATGTCCAGATGATCGGGCGGGCGTTCCGCCGCGCCCCTGGCAAGACGAACGCGCTCATTCTCGACTTCGCCGGAAACGTGGTTCGGCACGGCCCCGTCGACATGGTGAAGTCGATGCGGAGTGGCGGCCCCGGCGAAAAGCGCGAGCCCGACCTGACTGACGGCGACGAGGACGACGAAATCAAGGCCAAGATGTGCCCGACGTGTCGCGCGCTTGTCGCGGTATATGAGCCGATATGCCCGGACTGCCACTACGAGTGGCCGCCGAAGCCGGCCCGCCACGAGCCGCGCGCCCAGCACGTCGCTATCCTCTCGACCGAAGTGATTGAGCCCAAATGGCTCGATGTGAGCGGCGTGCGCTACGCGATTCACAGCAAGCCCGGCTCGCCGGACATGATGCGCGTGGAATACAGCACGGGCTTCTCGACCTCGCGCCAGTGGATTTGCTTCGCGCATTCAGGCCGCGCGCGCGGGAACGCCGGCATCTGGTGGCGACAAATGGGCGGCGAGCTTCCTGTCCCGGCGACGGCGCAAGAGGGCATCGACCGCAAGGACGAGTTGCGCGTCGTGGTCGGCATTCAACTGAAATCGACGGGGCCATACCCCGAGATTGTGAGGCATCGCCTCGCGCCAG